GAGCGGCATATTAAGGCGCTTGGTTGGCTTGCTGGGATAGGCCATCCAGTCAGGCTTGTTAGACATGTTGCCGCAATGCTGGCAGGTAATTGCAGACCAAGCGAAGTGATAAACAATGGCAGCGCGGCCACACTCGGGGCAGCAAATAGCGCGGCCATGAGCTGGGGCGCGGGTGTACTTTGTCACTGGTGAAAGGGTCATGGGTCAAACTCCCGTTAAAATTAGCGCCGCAAAGAGCGCGGCAAATAGCGCCACACAGCCCAGCAAGTCGGCCGGGCGTATGGCTTTGATGATTTGGTGAAGCTCGGAAAGGGTCATTGCTAAAAGTTCGCAATAACGAGAACGCCGCGCTGGACGTCTAGCACGGTGTAGTCGTGCGCAAGATCGCGGGCGTAGGCTTCATAGTCGAAATAGCGGCTTGCAAAGCTTTCTTGGCTTTCACATGCTAACAGTTCGTCGGCATGTTCGTCGGCATAATCGCGCCAGCTATCCCAGACGCCGTGGGCGTTTTCTAGCGCTTTCTCAGCGTCGTCAATATTGCCGTTATAATTATCAACAATGGCGCGAACCTCGTCTTGATTGTAACCGCTTTCTGCTGCGCTTTCTACCAAGCGAGAATAATCAGCTATTGCTTGCAGGTCTGGATGCTCGCCAAAATTGGGCAGGTCATCGTAGTCATGGATCGCATATTCTTCTGCGCCGGGCGCTGGTGACTTTTCAAGCATTCCGCTAATCTGGTCGCGTATCTCGTCAACCCATTCGCCAGCAACGTCGATCCATCTGCCGTGTAAAATGCCGCTATTGTAAGAGGCTAAACATGCTGCGTAGATTCTCATTATCTCATTCTCCTATTATGTCCGGTTTCGTGTCCGCTTTGGCTCACGGCAAGGCAGCGCCGGGATGGCGCTGCTAAGCGGTGAGTCAAAGTGTGACGTCTTTTTTTAGGTTGCCGTTTTGATCGACCCATTGGCGGGCCTTGGCGCAATCGAAGCAGATGCAAGTTGCCGGGAAGGGGGCAACATTTACGGGCGCAAAGAATACAACGGGGTTTACTGTCTCGCACTTGCGGCAGGTCATTTGAGTAAAGGTTTGGTCTAGCATCGTCTTATTCTCCATAATAATAATTTATTCACTATTGAATAATATAGATGATTTATTCAGTCAAGCATAAAAGAATAATTTATTCACATTTGTTAGAAAATATTGCTAGGAAAAAATTTAACATAATACATGGGCTTATAATTGTGACCAATAGAAACTACGGCAAAGGTGCGGGCCAGCAGGTTGTTGCGAAGCTACGCCAAGAGCTTTACCGGGCATTTGATAAGCTCGAAACGAAAGGCAAGCCGATTCACTCTATTCTTGCTGATCAAATCGAGCAGGACGCCGCGGGAACGCTAAGCAAGCTATCCCGATTCTTGCCGCAAGAGGTAAACGTAGGCGGTGGCTCAGAGTTCGCGCTAGCGCTTGGTGAAGTTGCTAAGCGGATCGCAGAACAGAACAGCCTGATTCAGCTCAAAGAAGGGGCAATATCTAATGAAGATACTGCTATTTACGTGCAAGACGCTGAAATTGTTGAAGAAGTTGACCCGTTAGTTGCACAAATGAGAAGCCACGTGCAAAAAATCAAGGTGCTAGCGCCTGAGCCTGAGCCTGAGCCAGAGCCTGAACCTGAACCAGAGCCAGCGCCAAAACCAAAGCCTGAGATTGTGCCGCCTAAGTATAAGGAAGCCAAGCCAAAGCGCGGCAAAAAAGGAAGGCCTAGCAGAATCGAGCTGCGACTATCAGGCGAGGCCGATTGACCCCCCACCGGGTCGCGCGAGCGGGGGCGGCTATATATATGTATATACACCACACCATCCCCCACCCCCCCCGCCGTCCTTCTGCCGCCCCTTAACGTCCCCCCTCGTCCCCCCTCGTCCCCCCCCCGATTTCTCCCTCGCCCGCCCCTGCCGCCCCCCTCGTGCAGATTTCGTTTGACCACAGTCACCGTGAATATTATATTCGTATTACAATGGCTTTCTCCGTCTGGTTTGGTCATTCTCCTCCCGACACGCCCTCCCTGTGTCACCCTCACAACTGGCCCCCTCGTGGGGCCTTTTTTTCTGCCGAGTACACCTGATGCCTCGCCCCAAATCTCCCCCAGCGCCATCTACTGCTGATCTTTTGCTGGCCCTTCACCATGACCCTGTGCTTTTCGTGCAGTCTGTACTTGGTGCTGAGCCTCAGAAGTGGCAGCGCGAGGCGCTTGAGGCCGTGCGTGACGGCCCTCGTGTTGCCTGCAAGTCGGGCCACGGTGTAGGCAAGTCTGCATTGTTGAGTTGGGTTATACTTTGGTACTTGATTACCCGTCCTTGTCGTATTGTTTGCACGGCGAACAGCGCCAATCAGTTGAGCCAAGTGTTATGGGCAGAAATACAAAAGTGGGCGCGTCAGATGCCGAAGGGCTTGCAGGGCCAGCTTGAGATCACCTCTGATAAGATCAGTGTTAAGGGTGTGGATAGCTCCTGTCATGCGCGGGTGAGCCGCAAGGAGAACCCTGAGGCATTGCAGGGTTTTCACCATGAGAGGCTTTTGTTTGTCATTGATGAATGCTCTGGTGTTGATGACATTATCTTTGAGGTTGCGCAGGGTGCATTATCTACTGCTGGGAGTAAAATCCTGATGGTGGGCAATCCTACGCGAAACTCCGGGTATTTCCATGAGGCGTTTCATAAGAATGCCCATCGCTGGCATAAGATGACTGTTAGTTGTGCTGATGCTGATTATGTGAGCGAAGACTTTATCGAGGACATGGCCCATCAGTATGGCGAGGACAGTGCGATATTTGCTGTCCGGGTTAAGGGTGAGTTTGCCGAGACCTCTGAGGACAGCCTGATACCGCGCCATTTGGTCGAGTCTGCGGTTGGGCGTGATGTTGAGGCTATGACTGTGGCTCCGATTTGGGGCTTAGACCCGGCTAGGTTTGGCGGGGATCGCACGGCTTTGGCCAAGCGTCAGGGCAATGTGTTGACTGAGCCTATTAAGGCTTGGCAGGGCAAAGACCTGATGGAGACTGTTGGTTTAATTCTTGCTGAGTGGGAAACTACGCCGTTTATGGACAGGCCCAGCGAGATTTGCGTTGACAGCATTGGCGTTGGTGCTGGTGTTGTTGATCGTTTGCGTGAGCTTGGGATGCCTGCTCGTGGTGTGAATGTTGCTGAAAGTCCTGCTTTGGGCAATCGTTATCAGCGTTTGCGTGACGAGCTTTGGTTTAAGTGTCGTGAGTGGTTTGAGGCTAGGGATTGCCAGATGCCTGACCATGAGGAGCTTTTGCAGGAATTGTGTAGCCTGAGGTTTAAGATTTTGTCGTCTGGCAAGTTTAAAGCTGAGGGTAAGGACGAGATGAAAAAGCGTGGTTTACGCTCGCCAGACTTGGCTGATGCTTTTGTGCTGACCTTTGGCACACAGGCGGTTCGTGCTGCTGGTTCAGTTTCGTCTTACGGGTATAGCGGTGAGTTAGACTATGGGAATAATAGCTGGATAGTGTGATGTGGACAGCAGTGATCTTGGTATGCGCTTCGCAGGCCTGTCACGCTGTGGGTGGGCCTGTGATGCCGAGCCGGGAGACTTGCGAGTTTGACCTGCGGCAATACGGCGTTGCTTACATCGCCCGGCGTTTTCCTAATGCTCATATTGCTGACATGAAATGCGTTGAGTGGGGAGAGCCAACTTAATGGCTATGACGAGAGCTGAGAAGATAGCTGCTGCTAAGAAGCGGCACAACTTTAAGCGCATTAATACGCCTCGCCGTGGTGGGCCTAAGAAGTTTGAGGTTTTGGCTGTTGAGGGCAACGAGGTCAGGAAGATTAACTTTGGTGACAAAGACATGTCTATCAAGAAGAACAACCCTGCCAGAAAGAAGAGCTATTGCGCTCGCTCTGGTGGAATTAAGGGCAAATCAAGCAAACTGTCGGCTAATTACTGGTCGCGCAAAGCGTGGGATTGTTAAGCTATGATGTATGTAAAGCGTTATTCTAACCCTAACCCCGGCAAGAAGCCTGAGGTTGAGCCTGAGGCAAAGCCGAAAGCCAAGCCTAAGAAGTCTTACAAGCGCAAAAAAGCTGGCACGGCTACGGGAAAGTATAGCTCTGATGGCTAAGCGCAAGACTGAGCCTAAGCCGAAAGACCCCAAGCTTTATTCTCGCGTTAAGAGCGAGGCTAAGAAGAAGTTCAAGGTTTACCCTTCGGCATATGCGAATGCTTGGCTGGTGCGTGAGTATAAGAAGCGCGGCGGGAAGTATGCGTAATGTCTTATTCTGGTGGATTGACCAAGTGGTTTGCCGAGGATTGGCGGGATGTAAAGACGGGCAAGAAGTGCGGTCGTAGTGGCAAGGGCAAGAAGACGCGCCCATATCCCGCTTGCCGCCCTGCGAGCAAAGCAAAGTCAGCATCAGCGAAGAAGACTGCCAAGAAGAAGACAGGCCCAGCTCGCGTTAGCTGGAAGTCTAAATCAAGGAGAACGTAATGCCGGGTTATCACAAGGGCAAAAAGAAGCCCAAGAAGAAGTCTAAAGGTAAGTAGATGGCTAATATGGATGACATGCGCTTTCGCAGTGTTTTGCAGCATGAGATACAGAGCGCTGTCAATTATTATGACTCAGAGTTCAGCCAAGAGCGTAGCGATATATTAAGCTATTATCTTGGTGATCCGTTTGGCAATGAGGTTGAGAACCGTAGTCAGGTGGTGGCCACTGAGGTCAGCGATACGATTGAGTACATCATGCCGAGCTTGATGAAGATGTTTGCATCTTCGCCTGAGTTTGCGCGTTTTTTACCGCGTGGCCCTGAGGATGTGCAGGCTGCTGAGCAGGCGACTGACTTGGTGAATTTTGCGATTAACCATGACAACCCCGGCTTTCGGGTAATACATAATTGGTTTAAGGATGCTTTGCTGTTTAAGCAGGGATGTGTGAAGTTTCATTGGGCTGAGACTGATACCACTGTTAGCGAAAGCTATGAAAATCTTACCGAGGATGAGCTTACGCTGCTTATTTCCGACCCTGCGATAGAGATTGTTTCGCAAGATGTTACGGAGATGGGCATGGTTGGCCCTGATGGCAGTGAGCTGCCTATGGATCGCCGCTTTTCTGTAGAGGTAAAG